TCCGGAGGTACGCATTGATCGCGGTGATCAGCAGCACCTGGTTGTCGTAGCTGTTGTTCACCTTGCCGGCGTACTCGTCATGGAACGTCCGCATGATGTCCTCTTTGATGAGGTCATGCCCTTCGATGATCTTGATCTTCTTCCAGTCTGCGCCCTTTTCCGGAGTGGTCGTGGTCAGCGAGTTTACGCCGCGGGCGATTTTGATTTTTTCGCCGTCGTTGATCAGAATCAACTTACCTACATCAATGTCGGCATCCGGATCAGGACTCTCCTCAATCGCTTCGACTTCCGGCAGGACGAAATAGGTCGCACTTCGCGTCAACGGGAGTCCGGCCAGAATGCCCGCGATGCGCGCCGTGTATTGGGAGGCCGTATAGGTATTAGACCCCACCTTGATGCCGTTGGTCGCGAAGTTGATCACGCCCTCGTGGTCCGCTGCATACTCCGGCAGCACCGCCTTAAAGGTCTTTTTGTTGCTATCGCGCCAGGTTTTGATCTGTGTGGCGACCGTCGGCACGTCCGCCGCCTCAATGCCCGGGATCGCGAGGTAGTTCCAGCGCTTGCTTGCGAGCCGAGACAAAGCGTCGTTGTAGTCGGTCGCATCCGCAGGAATCCGCTCAACGATCACCTTCGTCGGTGCCCCGAGAAATGCGTCTTTGATGTATTGCAGGTTTTCCGCCAACCAGTCACTCGACTGCACTTCCGAAACAGACTTGTACTCTTTCGAGTCAAAACTGCCGGTGTCGTCTTTCAGGATCAGCGAGACGATGCCGCGCTGGCTTCGCTGGATTGCCGACACTGCCAGCGATGAAAAGATGATGGAGATTTCAGGCAGACCCATATGTTTGATCACCTCACAACTTTTCTGTGATTTTGTCGAACTCTTTTTCCAGGATGGAGTTCCATTGCGAGTTCACTTCTTTTGCAGCCTTATCAAAGACATACCGGCCATGTACATACCCATGTTCTTGCCCATCGCGTCCGACAATCCGATGACCGTACTCAATCAGGTGAGCGTGCGGAGCGCGAGAGTAAACCCGAACTTTGTACTCGCCAGAACGCATGTCCACCCACACTTTCCCGCGTTTTATCGACCGGATGTAATTGCCGGTTTTCTTTTTCGTAAGCTGCCGAGCTTTCTGGACAAAAATCTTTCGCGCTTGGGCACCAGAGCGAAGCATCAGCCGCCTGGCATGCCTTGGAAAGGATCTTTGCAGGTTCTCCAACTCACGGAGAAACTCGTCCAGTTCACGGCTGCCTTCCACTGTAAAGTCAGCCACGGAAACTCAACTCCTCCATCAGTTCCTCGCTGCCGCCTCCTGGTTCTTCGTAAGTCGACTCGTCGTAGAACGAAAAGTCGAAGTCATAGTGAAGCACCTTATCAACGACAGATGACTCTGCGTCGTTTATCGTAATGGTACGTCCGCCAACTGCGAAGTTCAGGCCAAACAGTTTCTCCAGCCGGTCCTGTACGTCGTACACCTCTTCTTTGAACGCATGTCGATCTTTCGGGAAGTAGAGGATACGGCAGGTCATCTCGCGAAGAGTGTTGAACTGAGACATTTCAGTTCGGTCAGTTTCCAGAGACACAAAAAAAGAAGGTCGCTGAAAACCTTCTTCTACGTCCCGACTTTGAATCGGAATTCCCGGAAACTCCCTCTTGATCTTGGCATTGATAGCTTTGTTGATTTCCGCTCGGGTAAGCATCACGGCACCACCCTCTCTGCTGTAAGAACCAGCGTCTCGTGGCGATTCAGCGGATCTTCGATGTATCGAATGTCAAATCGCTGGCCGTCAATCTTCAGGAACATGTCCGGACGGATTCCCTCACGATAACGGATGGTCACGACAACGTTGTTTGTGGTCTCAATCACATCCTCAGTTCCGACAGTGCTGGATCCTCCACCCTTGTACTCCACTTTTGCTGGCACAGTGTAAAGATGCTGTTCCACCGGAGATTCTTCATCCATGCTGTTTGTGACAAAGACGTTTTGCCAGATCTCGACGGTGTCACGAAGTTGGGCCAGGTTAACCTGCACATCGTCGTATGCCTGACACACCAGTTCGACCGTCTCGTCGTTTTTGCTGTACGTCCGAATGATCATGTAATCTGTGCCGTTGTGCCGTAACTTCTGCTCGCCGGAATACTCCGCCGCGCGGATCTCGAACGCCACAGTCGGGCGCAGCGCGTTGGCATATGCTTTGTAAAACTCATCCCGGTTTACGGACTTTTTGTTTGAAAACACGCTTCTGGAGGACTCTACAAGCTGAAAAACGTTCTGGCTGACCTCGACTTCCGTTAACGAGAGAAGCGAAACGACATCCCGCCAAAGCATGACCGATCACCCGCCTTCCGGTTGGACGGTGTACTCGACAGACAGTGTCAGGTGGTTTTTCAGCATCTCATATGCCCGCAGCAACCGCTCGTGATCCGGGTTGTCCCAGCCAAAATGTGCCTTGACGTAAACGATGATCGCACGCCTGATCATCGCGTCGGTGTCATCGTTCGCTTTATGCTCAAGCAACCCGGACAGGACCAGGTCCTGCCGGGCGGCCTGAATCAGAGTGCTGATTTCGTCGTCAAAAGCAGTTTGGTCACTGCTGATGCGCAGGGCTGACTTCACTTCTTCAAGTATCGTTGCCATCAGATCCACCACGCTTCCGAGTACTCCGTTTTGGTGCGGGATCCAGTTGAGGGGACGCAGCCGGCTCAACCGGTTCGATCAGTCCATATGCCGCCAATTTGTCGGCATGCTTCGCATCGCTGCAGGTGTAATCAGTTCCTTTCCGATGCATCCTGCCAGTCAGGGGATCAACAAACGAACGCAGTGTTTTGTACAACACTCAGTTCACACCCTTAGCCTTTTTTGATGCGCAAGAAGCCGTTCTTCCGGATCACGTTTCCGCCGACATAGATGCTTCCACGGTGAGCGATTTGCCCAGACTTAAACTTGTAGTCTGTGCTCCGCTGTACATCGATATCAGAGAAGATCGCCAGACCATAACCAGACAGCGATCCGTAAGCCATGCAGTAGTCTCCGGCTGCCGTAGTCGCTGAGCTAATCGGTTTGCATGCGCTGTTAATGATGAACGGTATGCCATCGATCGTTCCTACGTTTCCATTTGCCACAACCCTATGGATACGGTTGCCTTGTGCCGAACGCAGTTGAACAAATGCCTTTAAGTCAGCTTTACTCAAGATGAGTACAGCTGCATCTTCCACATCTTCGTCGCCGCCGTAGCTGTACACGATCTCATCCAGGGTGTTCTCGTCTATTGCGGCGATGGACTTGTCAGTCGCCGCATCAATTGCTGTAGCGTTCGCAGAGAAAATACCAGTCAGTGTGTTCGTTGTACCCGCACCGATCAGAATTTGACGCGTAATCTTTTTCCGCAGTGCAATTCTGATTCCGGCCTGGATTTCCGCATCGTAATCCACATCAGGCAGTTTCAGAACGCCTTCATCTTCTTCGCTGTACGCCGTTACCTTCGCTTTGTTGATTTGAGCTAAGCCAAACGCTGGGTCTGCTTCCGCATAATCAGCATCATCCTCCGTATATTCACCTTCACCATATCCCGCAACGTATGGCTGTTTAAAGCTCTCGCCGCCCAAACGGTTGATGATCCGTACCCGGTCGATCAGGCTGGATACTTCATTGAAGGTCGGCTCCAGTGTGGACGATTCCCTTGTCGGCACAAGTACACCAGTGGAAGTGAGCGTAACAGCGTTTTGGGGAACAATGATGTTGGCTGAGTACTTTACCGATTGGTTAGCCTTGAGCGCCTTACCCCGATCCGATGCCACTTTCATAAATTCAGAGTTTTGGTCTTCCGTTTTGTCAATAACACCTTGTTTATCTTCCACTGCCGGAGCGTTTGCAAGATTTTGAAAGCGACCTTGCAATGCTGCGGCATTCGCCTTTGCTTTGGCCATCTCTTCAAACTTCGCATCGAGTGCCTGGATCTCTTTTTCCTTTGCTTCGTATGCCTCGATATCCCCGCTGTTCAAAGCAGCTTCAGCTTCTGCCAGAAGTGATTTTCTTTTTGCCAGATATTCTTTTTTATCCATTTTCACCTACTCCTTTCAACTTCAACAGATTTAGTCTTGCGGCATAAAGCCGTTTTTGCTTCTCTTGGTCAACCGATTGTCCAGCTTTTGCGTCTTGTTCCTTTTTCAGAAACGCACGCATTTTTGCAATAACTTCTTGCGGCAACAATCCGGAAGGACCAAGACTTGCCGCTAGTTGCTTCTGTTCATCAAACATGATCTCGTCAACAAAGCCTTTCTCAAGGGCTTGCTGCGCATTGAGCCACGTTTCTTTATCCATCATGTCTTTCAACTCTTGTTCAGACAGACCGGTTTTCAGGCGGTAGGCGTTCGCAATAGACGTGTTAAAATTCTTTAACACATCCGACTCTTGTTGCATGTCCCGATAGTCCCCTACTGCGATTGACCATACGTTATGGATCATGATCTGCGCAGTTGGGGAAATGGCCACCAAATCGCCAGCCATTGCGATGACGCTTGCAGCACTTGCGGCTACCCCGACGATCTTGACCAATACCTGCCCCTTGTAGTCTTTTAGCGCAGTGTAGATCTCACTTCCGGCAAATACTGATCCGCCGCCAGAGTTGATAATAACTTCAACGTCATCTCCGGCAGCATCAAGAAGCGCACTCGTTACATCCGATGGACTTGTATTCGCGATACCAAACCAGTCATATATCCATTTCTCATCGTCAGACACGATCACACCTTTGATTTCGATCGTTTTTGGCATTGTTTCCACCTCCTTCCCGGCCATTTACTGGCGCCATATCCAAACGTCTGACGGCCACATCCCCGCCTTCAATTGGTGGCAAGTTCATGACGCGCCGCCACTCATTTGCGGTCATGGCACCACGGTCCACCATCTGCATCAGTGACAGTTTTGTTTGCATAGAAGCAAACGACAAGTCTGTCCCACCAAATGTGATTCTGTTTCCAAAACCTCTCTCTCTGCGGCTAAACAACTTACGCGTATACTCTTCGCTCATCTGCTGAGCCAACGGCTCGATTTCGGCCTCATAAAAAGCAAGCCATTCATCTTCGGTGTATTTGGCCTGTACGATTCTGTCGTTCACGCCAAAAAAGCTATACAGACGCTGTATTGCCTTTTCTTGTTGCGGAGTGCTGGGAACGTACTGTTGTCCGGCTTTCACTTCTTCCACGTCATAACGCGGATCCTGAGCAACGACACCGCCACCTGCATCCGCCGA